AGAGCTTTACTTAGAGCTTGACGTTCTACTACGTCTTCTCCGCCTATGCTATTTACAGTAGTGTTGTTAATAAATGTGCCTTTTAGAGTATCTCTGTTTTCGTTTGGTGTTAGTGTTGTTCTAACTGCATCTTCAATTTTTGTCCAAACGTTTCCGTCATATCTAAACAATCTATTTGGTGCTAAATCAATACGTAAAAAATAATCGCCTACCGCTGGTGTAGTTGGAAATCCTGCACCTTGACCAAACAATGCACCATTAGGGGGTATACCGTCTCCTACAAGATATCCCTGATAGCCATTGCCATCAGGTGTTACAAACTTGGTATCTGATAATATTGTTCCGTCTGCTAGTAAGTCTGTATAGTCTGCTGAAACAATTGCTATCTCTCCTAAGTCATTTAAACTTAGTGTGTAGAACTGAATAGTACTGTAACCACTTTGATTAGCGTATTCTTCTGCTTGTGCAATTACTGCATCGTTAATTTGCATTTCTTTTTCATATGTACTCAGTACATTTCTAAGTGTATTTCCTGCTTCGTCGCCTGCTGGCAGATCTAAAATATCTTTATATTCTTGTGAGTCTAGTATTTGTTTGCATCTGACTCTGTACAAATGAGGATACCAAGTTTGACTAAATCCTTCTGCTGCTCTAGTAACCTCGTCTACAACATAATAACGTTTTAATGCTACTTCAAAATCATTAGCAGCATACTCGTCAATCAAATGAGGTAGTTCAAAAACGTCTCCTGGCATAATTTTTCTACCAAGTGTTTTAACGCTGCTGTTAATATGTATTGTCATAAAAATAGTGTCGTTTTGTAAAAACAAACCAAACTGACTTAGGTCAAAGTCTTGATCTTGTACATTATAATGTCCACGTATACTGTAAATATCTTCGTCGTATTTTCTATCTCTGTTTTCTAAAAACAACAAGTCTTGGATGTTTGTTTCACTAATAACATCATATTGTTTTTGTTCTGCGGTGGCATCATCATCTAAAGGATTCTTCGGACCTAGGTATTTGTGTATTAATAAATCAGTTCCACCTACAGTGAATTGTTCATAGACAATTTTGTCTAAAAACTCATAATCGTGTGACCTCTCGGGTCTATATAAACTCAAACGTGGCATACACATATTTATCGATAAATACAATTGGAGAACAAGATGGCAGACAGTAACCTAACAACACAAAAACAACAAGTATTTGATTATGTGAATGCATTCCTTGGTGGAGGAATGGTTGACGTTGAACTTGATCCAATTCACTACGAAACTGCACTTACAAAGGCTTTGACCAAGTATAGACAACGCAGTGAAAACAGTGTTGAGGAAAGTTATGTTACTTTGCCGATTAATACTGATCAAAACGTTTATGAGTTACCACAAGAGATAATTGAAGTTCGAAAAATTTATAGACGCAGTGTTGGTAGTAGATTAGGCGGTAGTGCAGACGGCGGCAGTTTGTTTGAACCATTTAATTTAGCTTACACAAACACATATTTGTTGGCAGGTAGTGGTATTGGTGGATTGGCAACTTATGATTTCTTTGCACAACAACAAGAATTAGTAGGACGTATGTTTGGTAGTTTTTTAGAATTTAAATGGAATCCAACAACTAGTAAATTGACAATCCTACAACGTCCAAGAGCCGAAGAAGAAGTTTTGCTTTACTGTTATAATTATAGACCAGATATGCAATTGCTTGATGATTACAAAGCAGCACAGTGGATAAAGGATTATACACTTGCAAGTTGTAAATATATGCTAGGTGAAGCACGTAGTAAATTTGCTACTATTGCTGGCCCTGGCGGCGGAACCACTTTAAATGGAGATAGCCTTAAAGCAGAAGCACAACAAGAAATGGAAAAACTAGAAATGGATCTAGCAATGGCTGTTGCAGGCGGCACAGGCTATGGATTCTTAATTGGTTGACAAACTATTACTTTTATCATAATATAAATTATGAATAAAAAGAAGCTGTTGGTAATCGGGCATGGCAGACATGGTAAAGATACTGTTTGCGAAATACTTCGAGACAAATATGGATATAGTTTTGACAGTAGCAGTGCGTTCTGTTCTAAACTATTCATATATGACTTATTAAAGAAAAAATACAACTACGATAGCGAAGAAGCATGTTACGCTGATAGACATAATCATAGAACTGAATGGTATAATGCTATTAGTGATATGAATTCAAAAGACGCTGCAACACTAGGTAGAGCTATTTTTGCAGAACACGACATTTACTGTGGACTTAGAAACAAACGTGAGTACTTTGCTATGCGTAACACAAATGTTTTTGATTATGCTATTTGGGTTGACCGAAGTGACTATTTGCCTAAAGAATCTAAAGACAGTATGACACTAGAACCTTACATGGCCGACTTTTTTATTGACAACAATGGTACACTCGACGACTTAGAATTCTGGGTTGATGAATTGTACAAAGGACAGTTAACTACGTAGTTAACCCCTCAAAACCGCTATTTTCCACCAGATCTGCTAAATAACATTATACAAGATAATGTTTAGGAGAAACAAAGATGGCATTAGTATCACCAGGTGTAGAGGTCCAGGTAATTGACGAGAGTTTTTACACTCCCGCTGAGCCAGGTACAGTACCTATTATATTTGTCGCCACAGGCGAGAATAAACAAAATGGTGCAGGAACAGGAATTGCTCCAGGTACCACAAAAGCAAATGCTGGAAAACCATACCTACTAACTTCACAGCGTGAACTGGTAGACACATTTGGTGATCCAACATTCTATGTTGATAACAACAATAATCCAATACATGGCGGAGAGCAAAACGAATATGGATTGCAGGCCGCATACTCATATTTGGGTGTAAGCAATAGAGCTTATGTTGTACGTGCAGATATTGACTTAGGCGCATTAAATGCAAGTTCAACACCAACCACAGATAATCCTGATAACGGAACATATTGGTTAGATACCGGTGTTTCTAGATACGGAGTTTTCGAATGGGATGGAAGTGCATTAGCAATTACAAACATAACAGGACAATCGTTTAGAGTAAAAGATCCTATTGTTATTACAGATAGCACACAAGCAGACGAAAGCACTTACGTACCTTTAGGTAGTGTAGGTTCGATTGGGGATTATGCATTAGTAGCTCTAACAACCATTCCGACACTCTACTACAAGTCAGCAGGTAACGGTTTGACTGTGCAAGCTGGAGACTGGGTAAAAATTGGCAGCGGTAACTGGAAAGCAAGTTGGCCAACAATTGAAGGTGGGACAATTACAACGTTTACAGCAGGTAATACTGTAACACTTGACGATGGCGCATTTTCAGGAACACTAACTTTAGTTGGTACAACGGGTAGTGCATTTGTTAGCGAGTTTAATGCAGCGTTCTCAAGTGAAGGTTTCTCAGCGCAGATAGTTGATACTATTCTTTATATTTACAGTGATGGTACACACGATTCAGTTTTAATTGGTGGCACAGCATTGACAGAAGCAGGAATTACAGCTGGTACATACTATGCTCCTAAACTTGAAGCTGCGCCTCATACTAGTATTCCAGAATTTAAATCAGGCGACACAAATCCACGTCCAACAGGAAGTATTTGGTTAAAAACAACATCGCCTAATTCAGGTGCAGACTGGTCAGTAAAAGTTTTCAATGGTGACACAGAGTTATGGGAATCAGTAGATGCTCCAATTTACAAGAGTAACCATGCAGCTATAAAAGAATTAGATTTGTCAGGCGGCGGTGCAAACTTAATTTCAAGCGATTTGTATGTAATGACTAATGTAAGCGAAAATGCAGTAGGTAGTGAGTTAGCTGATTTCACAGTTTATAAAAGAAATGGTGCCGGTGCTACAACCGTAACTAGTGCAGTGGTAAAAACTGCAACTCTAACTGCAACTACTTTTAATTTTACAATTCAAGAATCATTAAAAGGCAGCGATATATTAACAACACCAGTAAACGTATCATTTACTGCAACCGGTGCAAGCACTGATGCAGAAAAAATGGCTACTGCAATTAACGCAGCAGGATTTACAAATGTTACAGCAGGTGTTACATCGGCTAACAAAGTAACCATTTCACATAGACTAGGCGGAGAAATGAGATTTGCTGATACCGACGGTGCATTAGCAGACGTGGGATTCGTTGCTTATGATTATGATGATAATTCGGGTACTGCAAACTTCTACGATACTCCAGATGGAGCAGCAAACGAATATGTTGCAAGTTTATGGAAAGAATTAACCTACGTAGCAAGCGATGATGCTCCAACATCTTTAGCAGCAGATGGCGCCCTTTGGTACAGCAGTGTAATTGATGAAATTGATCTTATGGTACACAATGGATCAAAATGGGTAGGTGTGTTACACACAGACTCTCAGTTCTATGATGTTGATCCGGCAGCAGCACCAGATCCAGAAGGTCCTATTGTTAGTGCAACAGAACCAGAAGATGGTGACCGTTCAGACGGCGGTGATCTTGTCACAGGCGATATTTGGGTAAGTACAGCAGACATAGAAAACTTCCCAAGAATTTATCGTTGGAACAATACACTTAATGAATGGCAAGAGCTTGATACAACAGATCAAACCACAGAAAATGGTGTTCTATTTGCAGATGCACGTTATAATACAGCAGGCGAAAATAGTGGATCAGCAGGCGATATTGTTGATATGATTACAAGTGATTATGTTGATCCAGACTGTCCAGATCCAGCACTATATCCAAAAGGTATGATGTTGTGGAACTTACGTAGAAGTGGCTTTAATGTAAAACGTTTTGAACGTAACTACATTGACTTAACAGCTGATAACATACGTTTTGGCGATGAAGATATGTCAGATTATTATCCACACCGTTGGGTTACTGAGTCAGCTAATGAAGCAGACGGATCAGGTAGTTTTGGACGTAAAGCACAACGTAAAGTTGTTGTACAAAAACTACAAGCGTTGGTTAACGAAAACCAAGACATCCGCGACGACGAGTCACGTATCTTTAATTTAATTGCAACACCAGGTTATCCAGAGCTAATTGGCGAAATGATCACACTAAACTATGACAGAGGATTAACTGCATTTGTTGTAGGTGACTCGCCAATGCGTTTAACACCAGATGCAACTTCTTTGAATGAATGGGCAACAAATGTTAATACAGCAGTTGAAGATAATGACAACGGACTTGTAAGCAGAGATGAATACATGGCTGTATACTATCCAAGCGGATTTACAAGTGATAACGCTGGTAACAACGTAGTTGTACCTCCGAGTCATATGGTACTACGTACAATTGCATTAAACGACCAAGTTGCTTATCCATGGTTTGCACCGGCAGGTACGAGACGTGGCGGCGTAACAAACGCAACATCAACAGGTTATATCAATAACGAAGGTGAGTTTGTTGCAGTTGCACTTAACGAAGGTGTAAGAGATACACTGTACTCAAACAACGTAAACCCAATTACATTCCTAACAGGTGCAGGGTTAGTTGTATTTGGACAGAAAACTCGTGCAAGAAATGCAAGTGCATTGGATAGAGTCAACGTTGCAAGACTAGTTGTTTACTTACGTAGTCAGCTAAACCAGTTAGCAAAACCATACTTGTTTGAACCAAATGATAAAATCACACGTGATGAAATCAAACAACAAGCAGAAAGTTTACTGGTAGAACTTGTTGGACTTAGAGCATTA